CATCGCTTTCTTCTATAGGGCCACCGTCTTTATTACCGTCTTTATCAAGTTTCATCTTCTTTAGTTGTAGTTCTACCATTTTGAGCTTTTTATCTATTTTTGAGCCTTTAGCATCAATGGCATTCCTTAGAAAGTTCCCGGCGACCTCAAATATACGTCCTGAATAACGTGAGTCAACGTTCATGCCTAAGTCCATTAGATTCTTGTAACTCTCTTCTGCTTCCACAGCCAGTTTATCCAGCTCAAGATCTGACAATTCTCCCAGTCCTTTTACTTGCGGCAATGCGGCCGCGATCTTGTCAAACTCTGCATAACTCTTCTGTAAATTTTTTTGTGTCTGGGGATCTAAATTCTTGGTGCTAGGATTTTGTCCTGCTTCTTTTAATTTTTTATCTTTCTCCTTCTTATCAACTTCTTTGAATGCTTCTTTGACATTTGGTAAATTAAGGATGTCTTCTAGTTTCTTTGTCATAGTCCTATTTACTTACGTTTGCCGTTGTGAAACAACTGTTCTTCTGACACTACCCTAAATCTTATTTTTCTTTGTTTGGCGTAGGCGTTGGCGGCTTCCCACTTGGCCATGTTTATGACCACTTGCTTCTTTTTCGCTAGGCTCTTCCCCGCCGCCTCCATGGATGTTTGGCTCATTGGTTTTATTTCAACCATTTCGGCATGTTTACGGCCTTCCTTGTCTTGGTATATTATAAAGAAGTCCGGCACGTACACAGTGTACTTGCCCGTAAACGGGTGTCTGTATGGAATCTTGATTGACTCGGAGGCCCATTGATAAACGTTTGGATGTTCATCACACAATCTCATGAATGAGTGTTCCCAACTTGATCTATATGTTGGTGTTTTTGTTCCTACGTATTTCTCTTGATTCTTGGGAGAGAATTTGCCCCTTGCGAATCTCGGTAGCATTAGTCTATGATGTTTCTAGATACCGTTTCTTTGGATGCCAGTGTTTTCCTCACACCCAGCCTACTTGACTTGTATCTGTTGGCGTTTAATATTATGGTAATCAACTCTGATAAAAGTGCCGGTGTGGCATATGTCAACTGATCCAGTATCTGCTGTGGCTTGATGTTGTCTATCTTTGCCTGTGAGAGTATTGCGTATGCTGTCGACTCAGCGGCAGGTCTCGAGAAATTACGTTTTACAAAGAATGCTATCGTACTATCATACTCTCCTACATTGAATTGATAATCTGTCTCGTAAGCCGTTGTGGTAAGTTTCGTTATAGTTTTTTCTAATTCGTCTTTTTCTTTTGGTGGTAGGTTAGTGTAAAATTCAGCCATTATATAGTTGCCTTCTCTGTTGCTATTTCAACATCCTGTGTTTGCCTTTCGATCTTTAAGTATCCTTCTGTGACCAATTTTCTTACGTTTGTTATTGCCTTGCTGGTGTACACATTTTTTACATTGTCAGACGCACCCTCATATTCTATGTTTGACTCTGCAACTGTTAGACCCTTACGAGAACCTATGTCCTTGTAGTATATGCCTGCCGCTATCTCATCTCTAACATTCTCATCATTGGACACAAGATTGAACGATTCGTCTGCACCTAAAAAATTGACAGTGTTCAAAGTAGAATTTGTTATCACGGTGTTGTTTGCTTGATTATTATTGTCAGCGGTACCTCTTGCTGAGGCAAGTGTCGCGACGCCGACAACGGCCGCACCAACTGTGAACTGTGCTACTGGATTGGTTATTGTTCCGGCCTGCTTACCGACTTCAAGCACTCCATCTTTGGCTATGCCTTTCAATTCTTCTTTTACATCTGATTTCTTAATTTTTTTCGCGTTGTTGTATGTATTTGATGCTGACAGTATGGCACCTAAGATGTTTCCATTATTCACATTTCGGATCACGGATCCTACACCATCGACAACACCACCTGGTCCGAATATGCTGTTGGTTCCTCCGCCCAAAACCGTAAGTGGACTAGGTGAATTATCGTAATTGATTGTTGCGAATCCTGGAACATTGTTCTTATTAATGATACCTGATTTGTAGATCACTGTTTCGTATAGGATCTGCATTGTGTTGTTCATTACACCAGCACCGTCGGCTTGATCTAGGTTATCGTGTGAGAATGAACCTATCACAGGATTGACTAGTGTCATTGACGTAAACCTCTGTTTGTGCAACACAAAAATTTCTATGCCTTTAAGGTAAGGTCTCTGACTCTGCTTAGGTGTGTCTAGACCAAATTTTGTTGTTTTCCTGTTTTCCTTATAGTAATCGTCTTTAGTGTCTGATATTGTTAAATCACTGTTCATACCTATGGGATCTGCAACATTGTATTCGTAGTATTTCTTCCAGAATGCATTCACGGTATCAGCATGATCATCGTGAAAGGTTATGTTTACTGGTTCGTAAGCAATTCTTGTGGCGGCGTACATCTTCTTGTTGTACTGTGTCTTCTCTTCCACACTTAAATTGTACTTTGGTAGCTCACAGGCCTTGACCAACATGTTCAGTTGGTATCTCTCGTTGCTATTGAATCCTCCTTGGAATAAGGTTTCATCTGTGTTGAAAACTACATGGAACAGGAACTTCTGTTTTGGCATCAACTTGAAATTGTTGTCTACGTACAGTCTCGATGCGTGTTGGTAGTCTTTCATACCTGGTAATCCGTTTTGGAAACCTTTTAGGAAGTTGTTAATGCTTGGCATACTGTTATTTATAGTCACAAAAAAAGCGCCTATAAAGACGCTTTTTTGCTTATAATTGCTAACTTAATCTTGTGTATTACTGTCCACCACCCGTACTTAAAGTACCGATAGTTCTAGCCACCGCTGTTCCAATTCCTGTGCCTGTTGGCGTTTGGATTGCGTTGTCGTATCTCACTGACATTGTGATTGTTGCTGGGTCTGATGTTGCGTATGCTAACGTGTTGTAGTTCACGTTCTCAACGTATGCACCATACAACTCAAATGTTTCTAACACATTTGGTGTACTTGCACCGTTACCACCGTCTAACATTTCGATTCTAGCAGTGAATTTGTAATCAATACCGGATGCCGCTGAACTCTGTTCAAAGAAGTCAAACTGTTTCTGGATTTGTTCACCAACCAGTTTAGTAACTGAGTTGTTAACATCATCCCTAAGGTTGATTGTGATTGGATCCCAAGTGTGTTTACCAGCAACATAAACTTTTGAGTTGTAAACATCTAGTGTTACATTGTCAAAAGTCAAGTTAGGTCTTGTGATATCAATAACTTGTTTTGTTAGTTCTGATCTTGGTGTTGATACTCCAAAATTTTCAAGTATTGCTCTGAAACGATACTGTAGTTTTGGCATCAATAAACCTTGTGATGCTGAACTTTGATCGTTGCTTAAAGGTACTGTAAATTTTGATAAAGTTGATATTGCCATCTGTTTCTCCTATTTATTCAAAATTAGTTCCCTAACTTTGCAATTTCTCCTGTGTTTTTTATTCTCAATGGTATGTAAATGAATTCAACTGATTTGATCGGTTCAATCGCTATATCCACATACAGTTCATTTCTGTCTATTCTTGTAGATGTGTTGTTTGTCTCGTCACACACTACTAGGAAGTCAAATAATGCTCTTTGTCCAACAAGTTCTAACAAGAATGATTCAACTGCTTGTTTGATTTCATTTCTTGTTAATTCATCGTTTGGTTCAAAGATAAACGGTTTAGCAATATTATCTAATTGGTTTCTTAGAAACACTGCCAATCTTGCAACGTTTATTCTGTCCAAGGCTGAACTTGCACTTGTTTTTGTCAAGTTACCGAAGTTCACAATCCCTGCTCCTGCGAAGAAAGTAATTGGATTTACCTTAACTTCGTGCATTGAATCTCTCACTGACTCCGTAACAGATATTGTTTCAAACTCTCCAGACGCTGTGTCAATGTAACCGACTGCAGTCGCGTTGTCAACGACACCTCTTCTAGTTCCTGATGGTGCGAACCATGGGAATGCGATGTTATCGTTGTTTGCTAGTGTTCTCATCATCATGTGTGATGGTGGAACTACAATCGTTTTACCTGTGTTGTCCGTTGTTTGACCAGATGGATAAAACAGACCCAAGTAATCACTTGCACTGACCAAACCATCCTCACCGTTGTCTAATGCACCCGCGGTGTTGTTTGCCCAGTTTTGTATGTTAGTTGATGTACCTTCTAATCTTAAAGGTGTATCACCTATTACAAACGCTGTTTCGTTTCTGTCTGTGTTTAAGTTAATCATGTTTGCGATCAACTCTGGATAACCAGGTACAGCAATCACGTTGAAACCTCTTTGGTCTTCTCTGATTGCTTGGTTAGTGTCGATCTCTGATTTAAGTTGTTCAACGACTACTTTTCTCTGTGCTTTTCTACCAAAAGAGCCAGAACCGTCTGCGTTGTTGCTTGATTTAGTCACCCATCTGTCTGGGAAGTAAGTTGCAACAGACTCATTACTTTGTCTGATGTTACCTAAACCTGACGATCCGCTTCCAGGATATTTCGTAGTTGTGATATAACTG